AATTTAAAATATGTAGAATTTATAGGCAAAGGAGATACTAAAAGTAAAAAAGCATATTTAATAAAAAAAGAAGTTTTATATAAATACAAAGAATTATGAAATTAGGGGATTTAGTTTATTACATTACTTATTACACAGGAATACATTGGTTAGTTAAAAAGATTAGCAAAGCACTAGGAAAAGACTGCGGTTGCGACCAACGAAGAAATTCTTGGAACGATATAAATATAGACTTATGAGAATAGAAGACCAAGAAGCGTGGGTTGATTTTAAAGCAAATGTAACAACTAAGCTAACAAAAGACCAGTACAGGCTTTTATGCACCTTACACGCTAGGTACTTAAATCATAGGTATCACGAACCTTGTAGCTGCAAACCAAAAACATTAGTAATGTGGATAAAAGATATTGATAATATATATAACAAAATAAATGATTGAGAAAATACATAACTGGGAAAAAGCAGTAGTAACACTTTTAAACCTTGACGGTTGGAACTTAACGCACACAGGCAAAGGGAATGAAAGCTGGGACGCCACAGGAACAACGCCAAAGGGTCAAGAATGCGTTATAGAAATGAAGTTTAGAAATAAATACTATGACACCAAAATACTAGAAAAATTTAAGCACGATAAACTAATTGAAACAGGAAAAGTCGCACTGTACTTAGTAAACGACCCTAAAGGCAATTATATGTTCTGGCTTAATAATTTAAAAGACTTACAAACAAAAGATATGTATTGCCCAGACACAACCCTTTGGACTAAAAAGAAAATATTAAAGCCTTGCTATCTATTAAAAGAAAAAGACGCTGCAATAATTAACCTAAACGAAGAACTAGAAATAGGTATATGGGACAGCTATTTTCAGATAAAAGAAAAAATAAATAAAAAAAAATAGTTAATAATTTGTTTATAACTAAATAAAGTTTTATATTTGTACCATAGTTAAAGTATCGTAGGCAGGGTTACGAGTAAAAGAATAGCCACCTGAGAGGGTCTAAAGCACTACTTTAACTTTTATAATAACAAATAAAACAAAACATTATGAAAAAGACAAAAACAGGACTACACATTGAAACTAGAAAAAATCGCATTGAGGTTTACACTAAAAAAGAGTTACAAGAAAAAGAACGTAAACAACAAGAATATAGAAATCTTATAATAACAGGAAGCATTTTGCTTTTAGGAATTTTAATTTTTACTTTTGGTTTAATTATAGGTTCTAAGATATAATGACACCACTACAAAAACAGTCTTATAATTTATGGTTCAATCACATAGCTAATTTAATTATGCAATGGAGTAAAGACAAACCAGCAAACACAGACTTAAAAAACATAGTTCAAGGAATGACAGAAATAGGTCAATATGTAAATGGTTTAACTGTTGAGAATACAGTATTAACAAGACGCATAGGCTTGATACGTGAAGAAAAAAATAAGCAGTTAATACAGCTTAAAGAACAAATAGAAAAATTACAAAACGATTTAAAACAATACGATATATGAGTTGGCTTGATAGTTATATAGATGAACCAGATACAAAAACAGAATGTGCTTGTTGCGGTGCAGAAACAAATGGCGATTATTATTGTTCAGTTGAATGCTTTAATTTAGATATAGAATGATACTACTAGTAGATGCAGATAGTTTAATCTTTGCAGCTTGTTATAAAAAACGAGAGAACCCAGAAGATGATAAATATTATCGAGATATAGAAGAAGCACAAGCGAAGTTTGATGAGCAATTTATGAGCATAGTAAATAAGCTAGAAGATATGTACCCTGTTGAAAAAGTAATAACGTTCAGCGGTAGTAAGGGAAACTTTAGAAAGTTAATTACAAGCGACTACAAAGCCAATAGAAAAAAGCAAGAGTTACCACCTTTATTAGATGAGATGCACCAATACGTTAAAGACCAATACGACAGCGTTTGGGGTTATGGAATTGAAACTGATGATATGGTTGCTAGATATTGGTACGAACTGTCAAACGACTTAGGGCGTGACAATGTTATGATTGTAAGCATTGACAAAGACTATAAGCAGTTCCCTTGCCTTATGTACAACTATCACTACAAACATAAAGAGGTTTTAGATATAAGCGAAGACGAGGCTTTATATAACTTTTATGAGCAAATGATAATCGGGGATACAGCAGACAACGTCAATTACTTTCGTGGACGTGGAGTTAAGTTCGCAGAAAAATACTTAGCTGATTGCGACACTAAATACCAATACACAAAAAAGATGTATCAATTATTTAAACAAGAATACAAAGGCAAAGCACGTCAAAAATATGCAGAGTGTTATCACTTATTAAAACTAAGAACAAATGATTAGATTTGTATATGACCTAGACATAGTTATTGAAGCTATGGAAAACCAAGACTATAAAGACGCTTTAAAAATGATTAAAGATATACAAGAAGATTTAAGAATACTAGCATTACTATAAAAATAAATAGTTAATTAATTGTTTATTAAAAAGAAAAAACATATATTGCAAAAAATAATAATTAAAACAAAAACAAAATGAAAACAAAAAGAACAATTTACACAAAAAAAGATTTTAAAAATGTGATTATTCCAACGTGGCAAAGGTGGAAGAATGAAAAGAATGTTAAAGACCTGTCGGAAGCGGTATCTGAAAACGGTCAGCTTAGGGACGTTCTTATATGTGTAACCAAAGACGGAACTAAAATATTAACAGACGGAAACCATTTATATAGTGCTGTTTTTGATTACCTTAAATATAGAAAAATCAATGTTTTAGAAAAACAAGTTAAAGACAACGAAGAGGCTAGGCAAACATTTATATCTTTTAACACAAGAGGTAAATCTTTAAAAGTTATTGATTACATAGTGAGTTATGCTGGTAGTGGGAACAAAGATTATAAGAGGTTTTTATTAGAGGTTATGAAAAGTCCAAACAGCTTAAAGCAAGCAGAGAATGTTTATGGAAAACTTTTTACTATACCAGCTTTAATTTCTATTTTCTTAGGTTATACAGCTGATGTGAAAAAAGGTAATTGTAAACTACCTAAGAACCATAACAGGCTTTTAGAGGTTGTTGAGTATTTAGGGCAAAACTATTTATATAATGGTAGGCTTATAAAACACTTAAATAAGAACGGTAAATCTATGAAATTAAATGGAGGTAGTATTATACCTGTATTTAAAAAAATAAAAAGAAGCGAGAAGATTTTATCAATGTCAAATAAAGAAATATTAAACCTACTAATTGATTTTACATTTTATCATTATAACTCTATGGAAAACTGTTCTTTTACAAAAGATGCGATAGATAAAAGTTTTAAAACTTACTTAACAACGATATGAAAGGATATATTTATAGCGACCAGATACCTATGTTCGGACATAAAGACATTATAGGTTATGGTACTGATAATTTTTATGTTATCGAAATACCAAAACAAATAAGCAAAAATATAATAATTAAAAACCATTATTCACATAAGGTTTGTAATGATGCAACAACTCACATACATTTAGGTTGTTATATTAATGGGCAGTTGCTTGGTTGTTTACAGTTTGGATATGCTATGAACCCACAAAGCGCAAGTTCTTTGGTTACTGGAACAGAATTAAATCAATATAAGGAACTGAATAGAATGTGGTTTGATGATAAAGCCAAAAAAAATACAGAAAGTAAAGCTATAAGTTATAGTATAAAATACATTAAAGGGAAATATAAAACTGTAAAATGGATACAAAGTTTTGCTGATGAACGTTGTGGAGGTCTTGGGATAGTTTATCAAGCCTGTTCATTTAGGTTTTATGGGGAACACATAAGCACTTTTTGGACTTTTGAGGGGGAAACATATCATAACAGCTTAATAACAAATAACAATAGAAATAAAAAAAAGGAACTTGAAAGACGAGGTTTTAAAGAGAAAGCAGTAAAGAAGGAGTTAAGACAATTTAGATACATTAAGTTTTTAGATAAAAGCTGGGTAAAAAAATGTACTAAAAAAGAACTACCATATTTAAAACATTATAATAACGATTAATAAAATTATGAAACGAGCAACTTATTTACATTACGAAAACGGAAAAGGCTATGACGTTATAGACTTTATAAAAGATTATGAGTTAAACTTCAACAGAGGGAATATAATTAAGTATATTTGCAGAAGCGGTAAAAAAGACGATGAGTTAAAAGACTTAGAAAAAGCAGCAGATTATTTAAGACGTGAGATAGAATACCTAAGAGAGCAGCAGCAACAATGGATAGAAAAAAACAAATAGAATACTATAAACAAATGGAACAAAAAGAACTAGAACACCAAGAACAAGTAAGAGGGGTTTATGATGAGCCAATAAACAACAGACATCTTGCATATTTAAAATGTGTATTAATAAGCCAATTACTACTAGAAGCAAACGATGATTTAAAAGGAAGTAAAGCGTTTAAACAAAACGTAAAGCTACAAGTAAATAAAACATCAAAGATACTAGAACGAATATATCAACAGGGATTTAATACTGTATATCATAACAACCCTGAAATGTGCACCAACGTACTAAACAAAATAGATAGCTTAATGCACAAAATAAAAACAGCTAGTATTGATGAGCTAGT